ATATCCCAATTTGTTACTCTATTACCGCCTCTATTAGCTTTATATTCTGGATATAGATACCTTTTATTAGTTGATCCACCATGTCCATCAAATACTAGAATCACTCTGGTAGGTTTAACAAGACTTATTGCATAAGATAGAGATCTTAAAAATCCAGTCAACCCACCAATGTGATTTCCAGATTGATTCACATGTCTGATAACTGTAAATGATCTAAGAAATGAGTTTAAAGAGTCTATTATAAGCACTCTGCTATTTAGAGATAGATCTAACTTCTCATCTTTGAGAGAGTTAAATAGTTCTTTGTATTGTTTATTCATTAGTTTTATTCTTCGTTATCAAAAATATCAGCTTTAGATGATGAATCTTCAGCCTCTTCTACTACTTCAAATGGACCAGATCCCAATACTTGGCTCCATTCATCTGCGTGTGCAGCTTTATATTTGTCTAATTCTTTCTTATCATCAAATATAAATCCATGAACTGTCATAATAACTTTTGTTACAGCAGTAACTCCAGTTACGTGATTTTTATCGCAACTAATCTTTGTTCTTTTTGCAAACTCAACTTCTTTACCACCTTTAGTTGCTTTAATCTTATTAGTTCCTGCAGAAACAATATTACCAAAAGTAATTACAAGAGATGCATCAAAATACATTGTATTTCCACCTTTATTACATAGTTTAGGTTGGCTCATAATAGTCTCAGGTTTTGCAACCCACACCTTATTAATAGCAACCATAGTATTTGTATAAGGTTGGCTTTCTTTTCTGGATAAGATTATTCTTTGATTAATAAAATTTCCAAATTGTTGACTCATTGCTCCTGCATTCCATTCATTATTGTTCTTATTTGATTCTATAGAAAGTCTGCATGGAATAGATCCCACCGAATCCCAGAAGAAACATAAATCATATGGCAAGTTACCTCTTTTTTGCTCGTCTAAAATATCAGCAATAAATGCACTCACATCTTCAATACAATTTAATTTCTCACGATCAACAAAGATAAAAAATCCATTGTAATCAGAAACCACACCGTCTTCATCTGCTACTTCATTAAATTGAAGTCCCATTTGTCTAGCATGATCCCAAGACCATTTCATTTCAGAAATAATAAATACAGGTAAGATACCCATTTTTTGTGCTGATACAGCAGCCTCTAATAAAGCTGTGGTTTTACCAGTATCAGAATGTCCTCTTAATAGAGTGATATGACCAGTAGGAATACCAGGAATTTGTAAAGCATCTTGAAATGCTTTTGATAATGGAATCCATGTTTGATCTTTGAATTTTACAGAAGTAGAACTTAGATTCTTAGACTTTTTAAAATTGTCTAAGTTGAAACTACCCTTATTTTTTATAGCGTCTGACACGCTTGCGTTAAGCGATTTTGCTTTTGCCATATTGTAACTTGTTTTAAAAAATCCCCCTCTCGATTAGGAGAGGGAGACGAGTTTTTAGAAATCAGAGAATAAATCATCGATTTTAGAATCGATATTTGACTTCTGAGTGTTGAGAGAGTACTTTGCCTCTGGTTTTTCCCATGGCAAATCTGATGGTCCGTCATTTTTTACTTCTACTGAATCAGCATGTTCTTTAATTTCCTCTTCTGGGTTTAGATGAGCAAATAAAGCAGACTTCATCTCTTCGTAAGTAAATCTTTTGAACAATGTTGTTGGGTCAGGTTGTGTTTCTAACCATAACTTAACTTTATCAGCATCTTCTGATAGAGGAGTTATTTTTGTTCTTACACGAACTGTAGATGTGTTAAACATTAAACCAGTTGTTTCTTTTCCAGAGGTTTCAACAGTGATGTCTCTACCTTGGATTGGATCAGTGTAATCTCCAACATCTTCATCTTCAACCAAAGAAAGTAAGTCCATGTAGACTTGCTTACCAAATTCCCAAAGACGAACACCTTTGTCTTCCTCCCCTCTTACGATGACAGGTACAAATACTCTCAACTTTGGTTCTAGTTTTTTAGCAAGACTCCAATCCTCTTTTTCTTTGCTTTTTCTAAGGCCTTGTGCAAATTCAACAATAGGATCTTTTTCTCCAAAACTAATGGGTGATACCATCATTTTGTTTCCGATTCCATAGTGAATAAAAATTTCTCTAAACGGATTCTGTCTAGTATAGGCAGAAGGCACAATTCGAATAGAGTGTTTTCCTACAGTTGGTTTCCAGATAGTGAGGCTAAAGTCCTTCTTTTGCCCACCACGCGGATTCTGTAACGCGGATAGTCGCGATTTGAGTGCTGTTAAATCCATAACTTAATTGTTTTTTTTAAAAATAATAAAATATAACCAAATAAAAAAATTAATCTATACAGTGATAATTTTGTGAATTAATGTGTTTAGTTTTCTGAGATTTGTTCCTTGGGTTAATAACACAATATTTTGATAGTCTCTCCAAGGTATTGGGAAAGTTGAATCAAGAACTCCCTCATTCATCGATTTAATCAAGATGTTTAAGGCATTAATTGTA